CTCAGTTGGTAGAGCAGATGATTTGTAATCATCAGGTCGTAGGTTCAAATCCTATTCCGAGCTCCAGACAACAAACAACGGAGAGATAGATGGCAGAAGTTGATAACATTGGACAGGAACTATTAGAAGCCTTGGAACAACAATACAGAGGAAATATTGCCTCGGCAAGAGCTAATGTTAGAGTATACCTAGAAAATCCAGCAGGAATTGGAGAACATCCTGATGTGGTACAAGCCCTCGATACTCAGATAGCAATTATAGCAGACAATCAAGAGAAATTAGATACGCTAAACAGTAGACGATACAATTTCTCAGGCAGGAAATATCCAGTAGAATGATAACTTCCTTTGGTAACGAATTTTTTAGAGCAGAAGTCTCACCCATAGAGGTTCCAGACGGAATGTTCAAAGTAGAATTATATAGTAAAGATGATTTGATCTTTACAGAATATGTAGGTGATAGAGAGATAGCTGTTGATACAGCAAAGACGTTCGTTAGACAAAGGGAGAAACTGCATGGCAAATAATGTATATTCCACTATACAATTTGAGAAAGGTAATAATGAAGCAGAAAGAGAATTCGTAAGAGTTTTTGAATTCATTGAAACCTTTGATGAAAAAGGATTAGAGTTTGCAGCTAGATTACCGTTTACCGCAGGAAAATTAGCAAGTGATTTATTAAAAGGACCGCCTACTAAAACAATGTTTGCAGAAGCGTGGGATAACACTCTACCTGCGTGGGGTTGGTCTAATAAATTAGGATTAGATTCTTTGATTCAAGAACAAGAAGATGCAATGAAACGAAGAGGAAGTTCAACGGCTCCTATAGGCGCAGGAGGTATTTTAGAATTAGGTGGAGATTTAGCAGCTCCCCTAGCACCGCTAGGTACTATAAAATCAATAAAAAGATTATATAATCAAGGCACCGACATTTTAGATTTTGTTTCATCTCAAAAAGGAATGAATACTAATGTTATTGATGAAGCTTTAACAGCCAAAGGAATGGGTCGAAGAGATTTTAATAAAATAGTTGCAACGTCAGGTTTGATGGTTGCTTTAAAAGCAGCAGGATTATCTGATATGTTTAAATTGACTCCCATTAAACCTACAGGAGTAGGACTTAAAGTTTTAAAAGAATCATCAACTAATATGCCTGTATGGTTTCCTCAGTTTGTAGATAAAATTTCAGCTAAAATGATTTATGAAGGTAATGGTGTTTCAAAATATGTAGGAACAGCAGATGAGCTACCAGGTGTAGAGGTTACTAAAAATGGAGAGAACTGGACGGTTGCTGGTCAAAATGAATATGGACAACCTTTTGAATTACACTATGAAGCTCCTGGATATATTGATGCCGGTGCTGAAGGTGGAAGTCCTGTTTTCTTTAAAGGAGACTTTACGGCTAACGACACGGTTCCTTCGGGTTATGTAGGTCCTGAAGATGTAGATTGGGATCCTAGCTTATTAACAGAGGTGGACGAAGTTTTAGGTGGCACAAGACAATTAGAAGAATTTGCTACAGGTAAAAAAGTACCAAATCCTACTGTGGGTGAAGAGGCAGTAACTCGAGCTGAGATGAAAGCTGACTATGATTATGAGGTGTGGAAAGAACAACAAGCAGATGACTTTATTGACGAATAAGATACAAAGACCTAAACCAGGAAAAGTGGTTAAACTCACAACAACTATTCCTCCTTTAAAAGGACCTGTTCCACAAGGATTGCCTTATGGAAAAGAAAATGATATAAAAATGAGTGGATTAAAAAATGGCAGAACAAGACGATAAAAAATTTTCGCCTATTGAAAAGGCATTACCTAATATTCAAAACTTAGATTTGGATAAAGAAGATGTTGCGGTTGAACAAGAGATTGTGGTTGAAGGACAAGAACAACCCGATGGCGAACCTCAAATTACAGAAACCGCTGATGGCGGTGTAGAAGTTAACTTTGATCCTAATCAAGTTAACCCACAAAATCCTGAAGACCCCAATGCTAATCTAGCAGAATCTTTACCTGAAAATGTTTTAGGACCTTTAGGTTCAATGTTATTTGAAAAACAAAATGATTATAAAATGTCTCGTAAGGATTGGGAAGAAACTTACATTAAAGGATTAGATTTATTAGGATTCAAATATCAAAATAGAACACAACCATTCCAAGGTTCCTCAGGTGCGACGCATCCGGTTCTTGCAGAAGCGGTTACACAGTTTCAAGCATTAGCTTATAAAGAATTATTACCAGCAGATGGTCCTGTTAGAACTCAAGTGATGGGAGTTCCAACACCTCAAAAAGATCAACAATCAAAACGTGTTAAAAATTACATGAATTATATGTTGATGAATAAAATGAAAGGTTATGATGAAGACTTTGATCAGATGCTTTTCTATTTACCATTAGCGGGTTCAACTTTTAAAAAAGTTTACTATGATGCGATTAAAGGAGAAGCTGTTTCAAAATTTGTTCCAGCCGATGATCTTTTAGTTCCCTATTCAGCAACAAGCTTAGAAGATGCAGATTGTATTATCCATGTTATTAAGATGTCTGCTAATGAAATTAAAAAACAACAAGTCGCTGGTTTCTATAAAGATGTAGAACTAGGCGCACCGTTTTACTTTAATGATCCTCTAACTGAAAAAGAGAGAGACATTGAAGGAATGAAAAAATCTAAACCCGATGATATTTACACTCTGTATGAGTGCCACACGAATTTGGACCTGGAAGGCTTCGAAGACACTAATCCACAAACTGGAGAACCGACAGGGATCAAACTACCCTACATCGTTACCATCGATGCAGGAAGCCGTACAGTTCTTTCAATACGAAGGAACTTTGCGCCCAACGATCCTACTAAAAGTAAAATCAAATATTTTGTCCATTTCAAATTTCTGCCTGGACTAGGATTTTACGGACTAGGATTAATACACATGATTGGCGGATTGAGTCGTACTGCAACAGTCGCTCTCCGCCAATTATTAGATGCTGGTACACTATCAAATTTACCAGCCGGATTTAAAATGAGAGGTATCAGAATAAGAGATGATGCCGCTCCACTTCAACCGGGAGAATGGAGAGACGTAGATGCTCCTGGTGGAAACTTAAAAGATTCATTTATGAATTTGCCGTACAAAGAACCTTCTCCAGTTCTGTTTCAATTAATGGGAACAGTTGTAGCGGCAGGACAACGATTTGCATCTATCGCCGACATGCAAGTAGGCGATGGAAATCAAGGAGCTGCTGTAGGAACTACAGTTGCTTTATTAGAACGTGGCTCAAGAGTAATGAGTGCAATCCATAAAAGATTGTACGCATCTTTAAAAGAAGAGTTCGCGTTGCTTGCAAAAATATTTGGTCAGTATCTACCACCTGAATATCCTTACGATGTTGTGGGTGCACAGAGAACGATCAAAGCAGCAGATTTTGACGATAGGGTTGATATTCTTCCCATTGCGGATCCTAATATATTTAGTCAGACGCAACGAATAAGTATGGCTCAAACTGAATTACAGTTAGCTATGTCAAACCCACAAATGCATAACTTATACGAAGCATATCGTACCATGTATTCGGCACTGGGAGTGAAAGACATCGATAGAGTCTTACCACCTCCTCCGCCACCGCAACCAAAAGATCCAGCAATAGAGCATATTGATGCTTTAGCGCAAAAACCTTTTCAAGCGTTTATGGGCCAAGATCATAGAGCACACGTAAGTGCGCACTTACATTTTATGGCCTTGAATATGGTACGTAATAATCCTACCGTCATGGCTGCTGTAGAAAAAAATATTTTAGAACACATTAGTTTAATGGCTACTGAACAAGTTCAAATGGAATTTAGAGAAGAGCTACAACAGATTCAACAATTACAAATGATGTCTAAACAAAATCCACAAATGGCTCAACAGCTTCAGCCTCAGATTGTTCAAATCACTCAACAGATTGAAGCACGTAAAGCTATTTTAATTGCTGAGTTTATGGAAGAATTTATGAAGGAAGAAAAAACTATTACTTCTCAATTCGACCATGACCCATTATTGAAACTTAAATCTAGAGAAGTTGATTTAAAAGCAATGGATACTCAAAGAAAAGAAGAAGAAATGATTCAGCGTAAAAACCTTGAAAATGCTAAATTAGTATCTAGAGAAGGTATTGAAGGAGATAAACTAGATCAAAACGAAGATTTAGCGCATTTAAGAGCAGATACAGCTTTGACGAAACAAACAATGTCTGATAGTGTTAAGATGGACATTGCCAATATGAAACGTAAAGACGTTAAAACATTAAAAGGTCCAAAATCATAGGAGGAAACATGGCAAAAGACAAAGAACCTTTCTACAGAGGAATAGATCAAAAACAGTTCTTGAATAAGGACGGCTACCTTAAAGGTGGTGTTGAGATTAAAATTCCTGAAGAGATCCCAACAGTTAATAAAGTTGGTGGTCAACGTAGAATGTTAGCTGATAAAAAGTCAAAAGTTAAGTGGTACTAGTATGGCTTGGTTTGGCTTAGCAAAAATCGCGCTACAAGCGGGTGGTAAAATATATGCTAACCGTCAAAGAACTAAAATGGCTATGTCTGATGCACAGCTAATGCATGCAGAGCGTATGGCCAGAGGTGAGGAAACTTACCAGGGTAAGCTTTTAGAATCGCGGGATAACGACTACAAGGACGAAATCGTACTTGCGATTTTGACACTCCCCATCGTAGTGCTCGCCTGGTCGGTGTGGACAGAGGATCCGGCGGCTATGCAGAAGATAGATGTATTCTTTGAATACTTTTCAAATCTGCCAAAATGGTTTACAAATTTATGGATTTTAGTCGTAGCGAGTGTTTTTGGAATAAAAGGAACGCAGATATTCCGAAATGGCGGCTCTAAAAAGTAATTGCGTTCAATTTAATAATACGATAGGAGTTAAATATGAGAAACGATTTTGGAAATAGACCTTATAAGCCTAGATTCCCATATTCTAGCACAGAAAAAAAACAAGGCTACAACGATAGACTTGATGAATCTTTAGGTGCAAGAGATGGAGCTGAGTCTACTAAGTCTCAATCTTTAAAAGATAGAAGAGATGAGTCTAAAGGTGCTGAAAAAGCAGCAGGCAACAGAGCTTATTCTGCTGTCTCTACAATGGACAAATAGGAGGAAACATGGCAAACACAGGAAGAGACAATTTACTTGAAGAAGTAGGTCGTATAGATGCCGAAAAATCTAATCGTAACCGTAGAGCTGAAAAAAGAAGAGTGGTTGGAGAACTAAACAAAGGCTACAAAAAAGGTGGTCGTGTTGGTTACAAACATGGTGGTTCAGCTGGTGCAGTTATGACTGGAAAAAAAGTTGGCGTCCAAATAGTATAATGGGTTATCAAGATAAGAGAGCTATGGCTATGCCGAAATTCTTTTCGGCTAACAAAGATGGCTATCCTAGCGGCGGTATACCTATAACAAGAACTGGTTTTAAAGAAGGTACTAAAAAAAATTGGATTCAGAAAGTTAATAAATCCATTAAAGCTAGAGG